AAAGTGATTGAGTATTTTGGTCAAGACTATGAAGGTGCGAGAGCGATAGCAAGGGGGTTAACTAAAGAGCAAGCAGAAGGTTATATTAAACTTTTAAAAGAGGAGTGAGTTATGAGTATTAGTTCATCAGCGGTATTAGTGGAGTTGAATATTAGTGTGTGGCCTGCAAGTAAGATCGACCGAGAGATTACCGAGCAAGTCAATAGCAACGCAATGGCAGTACGAGATGCTAGTCAAACGAAGAAGAATTTATTTGCGGGAACTGGCATTCGCAAAGACATTGAGAAGTTCGCATCAAGAGTTAGGCTTTATCACAATCAGCATACTTTACCTTGGGCAGATAAGGGTGAGCGTATGTTGCCGACTGCATTGTTCATGGAGTACAAGCAGACAATGAATGCGTATGAGCAACAGTTCGATATGATGTGCAATAACTTTTTCTGTGAGTACCCACGACTTGTAGCAGAAGCACCTACTAATCTAGGCGCAATGTATAAGGCTAGTGATTACCCTGAGCTAGACGAAGTCAAACAGAAGTTCGGGTTCAAGCGTAGTGTCAATCCATTGCCTGAATCTGGCGACTTCCGCTTAGACATACCAACGCAGGACTTAGAGGATATGCGCAGCGAGTTTGAGAACAAGTTCAGCGAGAGACTAGCCGATGCGATGCGTGCACCTTGGGAGCGACTGCACAAGATGCTAACTGATATGTCAGATAAGCTAAAGGATACAGGCGATGAGAAGAAACGCTACCACGACTCTCTTATCAGTAACCCATTAGAGTTGTGCGAGTTGCTAACTAAACTCAACGTGACCAACGACCCCAAGCTAGAGGAAGCTCGCAAGAGTTTAGAGCGTACTATGTTAGGTGTAAGTATAGAAGCTATCAAAGAAGATAGCCACGAGCGTGAGCAGTTGAAGAATAAGGTAGATGAGATTCTCGGTAAGTTTAACTGGTAAGGAGCAACTATGGTAACTAAAGAGCAACTACTTAAGGAGGGCTATATCGTTCTCCCTAAGGGTGGATGGATAAGACTAGACCCTACAATCATGCCTAACGACTGGCACGATATATGTAAGGACTTTGGGTGTGACCCCGACTGCAACGAGATCATCATTGCGGTATCAGGTGTAAAAGAAATTAAAGGAGATGACGATGGAATTGTTTGACTTACCAAATGTTAGACGTAAAGAAGATTATAAAGATAAGAAAGAGAAAGTACCCACTAAGATAGCGGAAGTGGTAACCAAGTGTGCTATGAATAACCCCTTGTGGCAGTTTACTGCTATTAAGTATAGTGAGTATAACGATGGGTTCTATGGGTTTGAGGTTCGTGCGAGTAACGGCGAGATACTGGGTACGATTGAGCGTACATGGGCGAGGAATGAAACGGCGATAGCAATAGAGAACGACAGGATTAAAGCGAAGAGGGTCAGAGGTAATTGCTATACGACAAAAGACGTAGACAAAGCGTTACTCCAGATTAAGAAAACCTTTGCACCTATGAACGTACTAGAACATATGGGCAAGGCTAAAAAAGAAGCCGACAACGTATTGGATAGGTTAGTAGATCGTGAGCGTTATGATGCTAGAAACTATAACCGAGACATAGAGAGTGAAGCAACTAAATGGGTATTAGGAAATGGGTTTTCTACTTTTTTAAAACACGTGCAAGATGATAGCCCAAGTCGGTACAAAGGGATGATGGAGGCAGTACAAAAACGTAAGGAGCACTTAGAGAAAGCCGATGCTGTTAAAACTGTTTGGGACGGCTTATCTAATGGGGAGTCGGTATTGCTTATTAAGGAAGGCAGTAACTATATGGTGCAACACAAAGGCAAGGTATCTGTATTCGATGACGAGCATTTACCCGAGGATTGGAAGACTAACTTAGGTATGCTTAAACTTGTGGAAAACGGCACTGTTATTGAGGACAGAGGTTGCCGAGTAGCTGAGGCTACATTCGTAATTAAAGTGGAGGAAAAAGATGGTAACGACAAAAACGGGAATTAAGATAGGTTGCAGGTACGACCCTTGGTATAACTATCATAGTGAAGACCAGGATTGGATTAAATACTTAATAAACTGGGGGTGGTATGACTAAAGAAGTAATATTAACTAAAGATTATGCGTTAGCAGTTGCACTTGAGGCACTTGTGTTGGCTAGGACTCTTTCAACTGGTAAAGCGAGTGATCAATTCCATAATGCCATAGAAATTATTAAAAGAACATTTATAGAACAACAAGGGGATAAGAATGACTAAAGAAGAAATAACTTGGAACAATACTGCAGGCGGTAAAAAAGCAGAAAGAATTCCTTGTCCTGATGGCATTGAAGGGTGCTTAGTTGCCCATTACAAAGTTATTGAAGAACAACCAAAGCAAGAGCAAGGTGAGCCTTTGTGCGATGAATGTGGGGCTAATGGTGGATATTCGTTGTATTGCGTTGCCTGTGCTGAAAAGTTTTTTGGTAGTAAAGAATGGATAAGTCTGACTGATAAAGATATGGAATTTTTATTTCCGCATGGAAAATCTGCTTGGTTAACAGAAACACTAAAAGTTTTTGAGGCAAAATTAAAGGAGAAGAACATATGAACGAAATACTAGATTACCTTTTACTAATCGGTGTACTTGGTATTGCGTCCGTATGGATAACCGCGGTGTTCTGTTTTATTATTTATACATTTGGGGGTTACGATGATTAGAATGTTGCGACGGATGATAAATGCTACTAACAGTGTTAGTGTTGGGAGTGCACTTAATACTACCAACGTAGGATTAAGACCTGAGAGTGGTGCAAATTGTAGGATGCGGATTAGTTTAATCCACGCAATGAACGGCGATATATTGGAGATCATGAAATATGATAAGAATCGTGATGAGTGGATGGCTAGTCACTACATAATACGTGAAGGGCAAACTTTACCCGAAGCTATTGCGTTAGTAATGCTAATGAAAGAATAATATGCCGAGAGACAAAAGTGAAATCACAAGTCAAGCTACCTTAACAATTAGATTGACTCATAAACAAAAACAATTCGTTATAGATATGGGAGGGTCATCATGGCTCAGGAGTTACATAGACAGACAGATAAGGTCAGAAGAAATCCAACTTGGCCTTTCCCCACAAAACTCCTTACTCAAGAACCAAAAAAAGTAAGACGTAGACAAGTAGATACAACTAAACATGAAGGGGCACTATTTTGAATGAAGATAACAAACGCATATATCGAGGTAAGGGTAAGAAACCTGCGATGCTGTGCACGAGTTTGCGTATACCTATTGACGTATTGGATTACTTTGCCAAGCATCATCCGTATACAAAGCAAGCCAAAATCAGAGAAATTCTTATCAATTATGTTAAACAACAAGGAGCATTAAATGAAGAAACCAATAGCACAAATCAGTAGAGTAGAGCGTTACATGGCGAGGTATCCAAGTGCCAAACCAAAAGAGATAGCAGATGTATTAGACTTACCATTGAAGGCGGTATACAACTATCGTATGCTCATCAAGAGAAAAAATATTCAACTACAAGCGATGGACGATATAGAGTCGTATCTAAATAAAGTTGTGCCGAAGACAGTGAAGGTAAAAGAATTTCCAGTTACTATGATTGAACCCGACCCAGTCAATCACCCTGCACATTACAAAGTAGGTGGAATCGAAACCATAGACTTCATTGAGGCTAAGGGGCTGAACTATAACCTTGGCAACGTAGTCAAATACATTACTCGATCAGACCACAAGAACAACCGAGAGGAAGACTTGAAGAAGGCTAGGTGGTATTTAGATAGAGAAATAATGAAACAACATATATAGCCTAACAATGTTAGGGTAGAAAGTTAGCCCACATTACGTGGGCTTTTTTACGTCTGTACTATTTACAAAGTAAAGAGTTGTGTTATAATTATTGAATGGCACAAACACCTGAAAACAAAGTTAAGGCATCTATTAAAAAGATACTGGCTAAGCATAGCGTTTACTACGTTATGCCGATTGGTTCGGGTTACGGCAATGCCGGTGTGCCAGACTTTATTTGTAATGTCAATGGCAAGTTCTTAGCTATCGAGGCTAAGGCGGGGAGAGGTCAGTGCACTGCACTGCAAGAAAAGAACTTAAAACAAATCAATGATGGTAGTGGTGTTGGCATAGTGATACGTGAGAACATGGAGGAGTATTTAGAGGGTGTGATTATTGGGATGAAGAAGCTATGAAACAAAGAAACAGATACACAATGGGATGGTCAGATGCAAGGGGTATATTTCATAGTAATTTTGTAGATAGGGTCGAGTACAAAGTTAAGA